TCGTGGACACCATCCTTGAGCTGCGTCGTTTCGATCCGGCCAACCGCAAGGATCGGCGGCGGGTGCTGTCCGGCTACGGGCGCTGGTCGGAGACGCCGGATGAGCTGGTGGTGGAACTGGACGCCGACGGGAGCGGCTACCAGGCACGCGGCGACCGGCAGGACACCGTCCGGGTCGAGTTGTCGGCGGGGCTGGACGGCCTGTTGCCGACCGCCCCGCCAGGACTGACCTTCCCGGAGATCGCGGAGGAGTGGCCCGGCGAGCGCACGCCCACCAAGGCGGCCATCCTCGGTGCTCTGGGGCTGGGGATCGATAGCGGCCGCTACCGGCGCGAGGGAAGGGGGCAACGTGGCTCTCCGTACACATACTGGGTTGTCGTCCCGTAGCGCACCGGTGAGCGTTGCGCGGCCCCAAAGTTTCTGTTTTCTGTTTTCTCTCCTATAGGAGGTAAAACAGAAAACAGAAACGCGGCGTGCATCGGTGAGCGCTGTGCGGAGGAGGAAAGCCCATGACCGACGCCCTCAAGCAGGTCCTGCTCGACGTCGAGGCCCTGGCCCGCGACCTGGTCCGCCAGCTGGACCAGCCTGGCCGGCTGGACCCGCTCGTGCTCGCACGCGCACTGGTGAGCGCCGATTTGACGCGGGCGGATCTGCGGCGGATGGGCCGGGAGCTGGCGGGGGGGGGCGAGGCGTCGCCGACCTAGACCGGAGGGAAGGGACTGAAAAAGCGAATGGTAAGGGACTCAAGACGTCGTTTTACCGATGCCCAGGCTCGCCAGCTCCTCATTGCCGCCGACGGGCGCTGTGAGCGGTGCGGGCGGTCCCTGGACGGTCTGCCTTTCGACATCCACCACCGGAAGCGCCATGCCGACGGGGGGCGGACGGACCTGTACAACGGTCAGGTTCTCTGCCGCGAGTGCCACAGGAAAGAGAGATGAGTTTCACACCGCGGAAATGGCAAACCGAGTGCCTGGCAGCCGGGGTGACGCGCTTTGACAATGGCCTCCGGGACCACGTGATCGAGGCGGCCACGGCTACCGGCAAGAGCTACATGATGGTGCTTCTGTCAAAGCTCCTTCATGAGCGCTACGGCTGCACTCATTCCCTTGTCCTGGCCCCGTCGCTGGCCATCCGGGGTCAGATCGGGTCGGGGCTGCTGGGTACATTCGGCGCCGCCGGTCTCGACGCGCGTCAACGGTTCTTCTCGACCGATAGACGCCAGGCCCGGCAGCCTTTTCCCGATGTTCCGGTCACGATCACGACCTATCAGGAGGTCATCTGCCAGGCCGCTCTTGAGACAATCCGAATGTGGAAGAAGGAGAATGGTCTGCGCCTGGCGCTGTTCTGCGATGAGATCCACCACACCGCTCAGTACAGCAGTGCGGCCTGGACTCGCTACATCAATCTTCTCAAGGACGAGGCGGACTACTTCGTTCCCATGTCCGGAACGTTTTTCCGGGGTGACGGCTTGCCTCTGGGAGTCATTGATCTTCATCCGGATGGGAGCCCGATCACCCACTTCAAATACCCCTACAAGTTTGCCGTCCGTGACGGTATCGTCCGGGAGGTCTCTGTCCGCAACCTGAACGCCCACGTCACGTTTCTTGACCCGGTAACTGGTCAAAAGTCGGTCCGGTCCCTTGACGAGGTAAGTGGACGAGACATGGGGGTGGCACGGAAGGAGGTTCTCGACCCGGAGGGTGAGTCCATCCGCGCGCTCATTCAGGAAGTTCACAGAGACATGCTGGCGGTTCGCAGGAAGTTTGGCAGGGCCGGTTGCCTCTGGGTGGCCCGGCCGGGCGGTCAGGGCGAGTGTCTTTCGGACGAAGAACAGGAAATGGAGAACAGGTCTGTTCACGCCCTGGCCCGTGCCGTCCATTCGGGGACCGGGGAAGAAGTCGAGACGATCACCTACAAGGACCGTGACGTCGTCGGCAAGCTGGAGCGTTACCGGAGGGGCGACCGCCTGTACGTCGCGGCGGTCAATATATTTGCCGAGGGCGTTGACGTCAAGAGGCTTCGCGCCGCGGTCCTGTGTCGCCACATTCAGTCGGAAATGCTTTACCGGCAAATCGTTGGCCGGATCCTGCGCGTGGACGCGGACGAGGACGGGACGGCCGCACAGGTCTACCAGTTCATGTTCCCGGACATGGTCAAGTTCGGTCAGCGACTTTACGACGAGTGTCGGGAGGGGATCGACCTTCGGCGCTGCCCCGCCTGCGCGCACTGGCCGTGTGTCTGCCCCTGTCCCCGCTGCGGTCGGAAGCCGTGTCACTGTCCCTGTCCACAGTGTGGACAGAGGCCGTGTGAGTGTGTCTGCCCGCGCTGCGGCCGGAAGAAGAAGGAGTGCGTCTGTCTGCCTGAAGGTGTCCCCGTGGCTCTGGGCGCCCAGCCCTTCCTTGACGGCGGGTTCATGGGGCCTGTTGACGTCGAGGAATATTACGTCCGGAACGGGACGAAGATCCGTGACACGGTCCCCGGTTTTTCTCACTCCAACAACGTTCAGCTCGGCGCCGCCCTGAAAGCCTATGACGGCATGCGCCAGGGTGGGACGCAGGGTGGGACGCCATTGCCCGCCCCCGTCGATCCGATTGCCCGGCGGGAGGAGCTGCGCCAGAAGATCCTGCGCATGGTCAAGAAGATCGTTTTCGCACGCTACGGGTATCCCGCCCCGGAGGGTGCGTATGCCGAGGTTTACCGCACCGTGGTGGAAGCACGCTTCGGCGAGGCATACGCCGTCATCGTGCGCAACTGGTCGTGGGAGCGTCTGTCCGAGGTTCTCGCCTGGGTGGAGGAAGCCTATCAGAAGGAGGTGCGCCGTGGCCGCTAACGGACGCAAGCTCAAGATCAATCACGAGGGCATCAGGGATCACCTGTTTGACCGAACGCATCACACGGGACAGGAGGTAACCAACGACCTGCCCAACTTCCTGCGTGAGGCCATTCGCCACGAGTCGTGGAAGCACTTCCGGCAAAAGACCGGGGAGCCCTTCGCGGACGTCGGCGAGTGGCTGCGTTACCCGTGGCCGGGAGGGGTGTCCGTGGACGGCGACCGCCACACCATCTCGTATGAGCAGCTCATCGCCCTCTGCAAGGATCACCCGGACGTGGAGCAGGTTCTTCGCGAACACGCCCCCAACCGGGGCCGGGGGCGGCCGAAGAAGGAGGAAGGGGAGATGGACGAAAAAGTTCCGCGCGAAACTTTTTCCCGCCAGGGCACCCGCAAGGAAGTCCTGGCCGTGCGGCTGGCGCAGGAGAAGCCGGACCATTACGCGGCCTACGTGCGGGGCGAGTACCGGAGCGTACGGGCAGCGGCGGAGGCGGCGGGGCTGGTGCCGCCGGGGCATGACCCTCTGGCGCGGCTCAGGTCGTACTGGCGCAAGGCGAGTGCGGCCGCGCGACAGGAATTCCTGGCCTGGATCAAGGAACAGGAGTCCTGACCATGCCAACCCCCTCCCCTGCCCCCCCGACCTTCGCGGCGCCTGGGCCGGGAGCTGGCGGGGAGAACAGGAGAAGGAGATTGACCATGTCCACGTTACGTGACCTTGCCCGCGCCGCCTACGACGCCCACGGCTGTTCCGAGCAAGGGACGGAGTGCCTGCTCGACAAGGTGGCCGCGGCCGGCCTCGAGGCCCAGGCTCTGGCCCAGTACGCGGCCGATGCGTTGCGTGAGCAGGAGCGCGAGTTCCGCGCCTCGCTGACCACCAGCGGCGGGGCGCCGCGGACGTTCACGGCGGATCAGCAGGCGCAGGTAGAGAGCGCTTGCAAGGGCTTCCTTGTGTGGCCGCTGATGGACCACACCCCGCTGGGGCAGGCGACCCGCGAGCAGGTCAAGAAGGACCGCGAGCGCTGGCAGGCGCTGGCACAGGGCAACGCCAGGAGTGCCCGCTTCCTGGGCCTCGTCGCCGCGAAGCTCTCGCATGACGGGCAGAGAGTGGGCGAGGTGCTGAATGAGAAGCAGCTGGCCCGGCTATTCGAGCGGGCGCAGAGAGGCTAAGCCGTGGCGTCTGAGAGGACCGATGAGCGGGAGCGAGCCGTCGGCCGCGAGAGAACCGCCACCAGCGAGCGAGCCGTGGCCCTGGAGAGAACCGTGGACCAGGAGCGAGCCGTTGTACCCGAGAGAACCGTCGGGTCAGAGCGAGCCGTGTCAGCAGAGAGAACCGACCCCCGCGAGCGAGCCGCGACCCTGGAGAGAACCGAGTGTCGGGAGCGAGCCGTGTCGTGCGAGAGAACCGCAGCCGGCGAGCGAGCCGTGCCCCAGGAGAGAACCGTCCTGCTCTCTGCGAGCCGCATCTAGCGAGAGGACCGTCCCCCGAGAGCGAGCCGTCAGTGCAGAGAGAACCGTCAGCGCCGAGCGAGCCGCGATGGCAGAGAGGACCGCTGGAGAGGAGCGAGCCGTGATGGCGGAGAGGACCGCCGGGCTGGAGCGAGCCGTCTCTGCAGAGAGGACCGTGGAAGCTGAGCGAGCCGGAGTGCGGGAGAGAACCGCTGGCTGTGAGCGAGCCGAGACGGCGGAGAGGACCGTCACCGTGGAGCGAGCCGAGATCGCCGAGAGAACCGTTCCCGAAGAGCGAGCCGTCTACTACGAGAGCACCGCGGCCCCTGAGCGAGCCGCCGACCGGGAGTGAACCGTTGCGCCAGAGCGAGCCGCGACCCTGGAGAGAACCGCAGTTGCGGAGCGAGCCGAGGAGAGAGAGAGGACCGTCCCCACGGAGCGAGCCGTGACCTCAGAGAGCACCGTGAGTCTGGAGCGAGCCGCCAGGTGCGAGAGTACCGATCAGCGGGAGCGAGCCGTGCCAGCAGAGAGAACCGCGTAGTGCGAGCGAGCCGGGCAACGGGAGAGAACCGCCGACCTGGAGCGAGCCGTGGGACGGGAGAGAACCGAAGAAGTTGAGCGAGCCGCCGATTGCGAGAGAACCGCCGCCCCAGAGCGAGCCGCCGACGTCGAGAGAACCGCGGGCCCGGAGCGAGCCGTGGGCGTGGAGAGGACCGTCGACGTGGAGCGAGCCGTGGCAGTCGAGAGAACCGATCCGCGGGAGCGAGCCGTGTCAGCAGAGAGAACCGACGCCACAGAGCGTTTTTCACCCCCCCCCCAGGGAGATCCCATGAACATCGAGACGAACATCGGGGGCGACGACAGCGACCCCGCCGGGACCGTGCGCCGCCTGACGCGGGCCGAGGTCGTCAGCGCTGCCGGCCTGGACCGCGAGCAGGCGATGGCGCTCGTCGGTCTCTACTATTCCACTCAAAAGCTCCGAGTAGGAGCAAGGAACAAGGAAGCGGCGCACGAGCGGCGCGTGGACGCCCTGGCCGACCCCGCGCTGATCACCGCCCTGAAGGACCAGCTGCACCTGCTGGAGAAGCAGGCGGCGCGGGGGTTGTACGCGTTCGCGCTGTCCCAGCCGCTGGGCCGGTGGGCGCTGTCGAACCTCGGCGTCGGCCCTGTCATCGCGGCGGGGCTGCTGGCCCACATCGACGTGGCCCGCGCCCCGACCGCGGGGGCCGTCTGGCGCTTCGCGGGGCTGGACCCCACCTGCCGCTGGGCGGCGGGCGCGAAGCGGCCCTTCAACGCCGCCCTCAAGAGGCTGTGCTGGCTCCTCGGGGAGTCGTTCAAGAAGGTGTCCGGCCGCCCCGAGGCGTTCTACGGCCGCATCTACCGCGACCGCAAGGTGGTCGAGGTCGAGCGCAACGAGCTGGGGGAGCTGGCGGAGCAGGCCCGCGCCCGCCTGGCCGAGTGCACGCGGCTGCGGCGCAGGATCTCGCCTGAACAGCGGGAGGTGTGGGCGTCGGGGCGGCTGCAGGCCGTGGGCCTTGACCGGCGGGCGTGCCGCTACGCCGTGAAGCTCTTCCTCGCCCATTTCCACTCCGTGGGGAGGGAGATCCTGGGGCTGCCGCTGGTGCGGCCGTGGGTGCTGGAGCATGGGGGGCACACGCACTACCTGGCGCCCCCGAACTGGCCGACAGGATGAAGCCGCCCCGAACGAGAGAACCGAGTGTCGGGAGCGAGCCGAAAGGGTGGAGAGAACCGCATGTCCGGAGCGAGCCGTCTCGTGCGAGAGAACCGCGCGACCAGAGCGAGCCGAGGGGTCCGAGAGAACCGAGGGAAGTGAGCGAGCCGGCTGGTGCGAGCGTACCGGCATACCGGGGCGAGCCGACGGGTCGGAGAGAACCGCCGCCGGGGAGCGAGCCGAGGGACCGGAGCGAGCCGGGGTACCGGAGAGAACCGAGGGACCGGAGCGAGCCCTTGCCAGAGAGAGAACCGCAACCGGAGAGCGAGCCGAGCTCGCGAGAGAACCGTGGGACGGGAGCGAGCCGTGAGCATTGAGTGAACCGTGAGAGGTGAGCGAGCCGTGAGGCCAGAGAGAGAACCGCAGGGAGCGAGCGAGCCGGGCAAGGGGAGAGAACCGCGGAAGGCGAGCGAGCCGGGGTACCGGAGAGAACCGAGGTAGGAGAGCGAGCCGAAAGCCGGGAGAGAACCGCAGCATTAGAGCGAGCCGTCGCTCCGGAGAGAACCGCGCCACCGGAGCGAGCCGAGGTACGGGAGAGGACCGCAGGGCAGGAGCGAGCCGCGCTGTGGGAGAGAACCGCAGCATTTGAGCGAGCCGTCTGCTCAGAGAGAACCGCGCGACCAGAGCGAGCCGTTGTACCCGAGAGGACCGCGGCGTGAGAGCGAGCCGGGCAACGGGAGAGAACCGCAGCCCCGGAGCGAGCCGTCACCGTGGAGAGAACCGAGCCAGCGGAGCGAGCCGAGACGGCGGAGAGAACCGCGGGACCAGAGCGAGCCGCAACATCGGAGAGGACCGTGGCTCGAGAGCGAGCCGATGGGTCAGAGAGAACCGAGGAGTACGAGCGAGCCGGGGTACCGGAGAGAACCGAGGGACCGGAGCGAGCCCTTGCCAGAGAGAGAACCGCAACCGGAGAGCGAGCCGGAAGAGGCCAAACGTGGCGAATGAACCGGAACGGACCTTCGACGGGTGGGCGCGCCGGCCGCGGGGCCGCTGGCGGCGTCTGGTATCGGGTGCCCGCAGTGACCGCGAGGCAATGGAGCGCCTGCGTGAGCTGACCGCGGCGGAGATGTTCGTGGACCTGACGGTACTGCCGCCGGGGCGGCACCCGAACGACCCGCTCGCCGGGGGTCCGACCCGGGGCACGCGGCAGGGGGCCTGACGGTGGCTGTCTACGTGGACCGTCTCTGCGACTGGGGCTGGCGGCTGGGTCCGTCGTGCCACCTGGTCGCGGACAGCGAGGCCGAGCTGCATGCCTTCGCGGCGCGGCTGGGCCTGCGCCGTGGCTGGGCGCAGGTCCGGCGTGGCCGGGTCCACTACGACCTGACCCGCGCCCGGCGGGCGCGGGCGGTGCGCCTGGGGGCCCTCCCTGTGGACTGCCGCCAGCTCATCCTGATCCAGAGGGGAGAGCACCCGTAATGTCCCGACCCGTGTTAACCCAGCTGGAGTTACTGCGTCGCCGCTGTCGCCTTGCCTGGCGCCATCACCGGGCGCGGGCGCGGGCTCTGGGTCAGGGGCTGGACTACACGGCGGGCGATCTGGAGCAGCGGGCGCTCTCCACGCCCTGTTGCGCCTACTGCCAGAGGCCGACGAGCTTTGGGGACCTGACGTGGGACCACGAGCACCCGATCGCCCGGGGCGGCGCGCTGGGCCTGGCGAATCTGCGTCTGACCTGCTCGCGCTGCAACCGGCTGAAAGGCCAGCTGACCCTGAGGGAGTATCTGCAGTTGACGGGCCTGCTCGCGGGCCTGCACCCGGCCAGTGCGGCGGACCTGGAGCGGCGGCTTCTGGCGGGCGGCCGGGCGTATGCGGGCGGGCGGCGGAAGGGGGGTGGGGCATGACGGCGCGGGTGCTCGAGGGGGACGTCCTCGACGTGCTCCCGACCCTGCCGGCGGGGAGTGTCGATCTGGTCGTAACCTCTCCCCCCTACTGGAACCAGCGCGACTACGGCACGGGGACGTGGGAAGGGGGCGACCCGGCGTGTGACCATGTGGCGGATGGCGTGTGGCGGATGGGGCAGGGCAACACGCGGCGGCCGCGGGACCGGGACCGGCCGCGGGACCGGTCAGAGGACAAGGCGGTCCCCCTGTCCCGTGAGGTCGGAGTGGGCACCTGCGGCAAGTGCGGTGCCCGCCGCGTGGACCGGCAGCTGGGGCTGGAGTCCGACCCGGAGGCGTACGTGGCGCGGCTCGTCCTTGCGTTCCGCCTGGTGCGGAACGTCATGGCGCCGTGGGCCACCTGCTTTATCAACATAGGTGATACCTATTCCGTAGACGGCAATCTCTGTCTGATCCCCCAGCGGCTGGCGCTGGCCTTCTCGGCGGACGGCTGGGTGGTGCGCTCCGTGATTTGCTGGGCGAAGCCCTCGGCGATGCCGCAGTCGCTGTCGGGGTGGGCCTGGCGGCGCTGCCGGGTGAAGGTGAGATCACAGAAGCCATCTGCCGGGGGGCCGCAGCGGTATGCGGGCGGCAGCGGCAACCCGACCGCCCGAGTTCACTCGGGCGGCATACACAACGTCCCGGAAGAGTTTTCGACCTTGTGGGCGGACTGTCCCGGCTGTCCCCGTTGCGAGCCGCACGGGGGTTACGTGCTGCGGCGTGGTTCGTGGCGGCCCACCAGCAGCTGGGAACCGATCCTGATGCTGGCGAAGGGGCCGTCGTACTACGCGGACGGGGAGGGGGTGAAGACACCGGCCGCGGCGGCGACGGTGTCGCGCGACCGCTACACGCGGGTGCTGGATGATCCCGACGAGCAATTCGCCGTTCGCCACGACCACGAGACGGCGTGCACGGCCGGCGCCAATCCCCGCGACGTGCGCCGCGACCTGCCGTCCCGCGCCGACCTGCTGGCGATGCTCGCAGGTCTGCCCGAGGACGAGCTGCGCGACCTCGTCTTCCCCCCGACCGGCGAGGCGGCCGACGTGCAGACGTGGGGCCCCGAGCCGCTGAGGGAGAAACACTATGCCGCGTTCCCCACGGCGCTCGCGGAATTTCTGATCCGCGCGGGGACGTCGGCGCGGGGGCACTGCCCGGCGTGCGGGGCGCCGTGGGCGCGTTGCCATACCGAGACGATCCGCTATAATGACAATCATGAAGACGAAGCAATGCACTCGCTGCAAGACCGTGAAACCCCTGACCTGTTTTGCCAGGGACGCGCAGAAGTCGGACGGGATCCGGAGGTGGTGTCGGGAATGCGACAATCATCAACGTCGCCGGGACTGGCGGGAGGACCCTGCAAAGGCAAGGGCCGCCGCCAGGGCAAGAAGGGAACGGGACAGAGAGAAGGTTGCCAGCCAGAAGCGGGCGTATCAGCAGACGGTGGCCGGCAAGCTTCGTTTGAAGCAGGCCGGCCAACGGTATCGAAGAACCGAGAAGGGAAGGAAGACGTTGCGCGAGAAGGGTCGCCGACAATCAAGGACCCCGAAGGGGAGACTCAACGGTCTGATTCGTTGTGCCCGGCGTCGGGCCAGACTGGCGAGTGCCCCGGGGACCTTCACGAAAGCGGATTGGCTGGCGACCCTGGAGCGACAAAAGCATCAATGCCACTATTGCCGCCAGCTGTTCTCGGGGAGCATGCCCCCGACGATGGGTCACGTCGTCCCGCTCAGCAAGGGCGGGCCTCATTGTCCGGGGAACATTGTGGCGGCGTGTCGGGTATGCAACTCGAAGAAGTACGTCAACTAACCCTCTCCTGGCGCCCGACCTGTACCTGTCCGGGCGACCTGCCGCCCCGCCCGCCGCTCGTCCTCGACCCCTTCTGTGGCAGTGGCCGAACGGGGATTGCCTGTCAGCGCCTGGGGTGCGACTTCGTGGGCATCGACCTCTCCCCCGAGTACGTGGCTCTGGCCCGCCGCCTGCTGGCCGGCCTTGCGCCGTTGTTTCTGGGCCTCCTGGAGAACCCATGACTTTACAAGGACGACCTGCTCTTCGCGTGGTCCGCGTCAACATCAGCGTGCCGGCTGATCTGAAGCGTCAGATGGAGGAGCTGGCGGCGGGGGTCAACTGGTCGGCGGTGGCCTGTCAAGCTTTTCGCCGGGTGATTGCCGCGCGTGGCCGGCTGGCGGCCGTCTGTGTGACCGAGGACGATGGCGAGGCGGACCCCCTGTGCTAGAGACAGGATCATGAAACCCGAATGTCCCGCCCGGCAGCGCGGTGGTTACCTCCGTAAAGGCGAGGGCGACTGGTTGTCCCTCCTCTTGGCTCTCGCTGCGGCTGGCTGGCGGGACGGCCGGATTGCGGCGGAGCTGACGCGTCGCCTGGGCCGGCGCGTGTCCCGCCACCAGGTCCTGTACCGTCGCCGGCTGGACGCGGGCGAGCCGCTGTCCCTGTGCCGGGCTGCCCGTCACGCCCTGTACCAGGCGCGGCATGGCTGGCTCTTCCTCCTGCCCTCCTATCTGGGCCCGGGGCGGGGCTGGGGCCCGGGTCACGCCCTGCGCCCCCGCGAGGTCGACATTCTGTGCCTCCTGCGGGACCGGGGGCCGCAGACGGCGCGGCAGCTGGCCTTCGCGCTTGGGTTGTCCCAGAACCGGCCCCTGGTGTCCGGTCATCACTCCTTTCTCGTGGGCCTGTGCCGGTCGGGCCTGGTGGGGGCGCAGGGGGGCCCGCCGCGACCCTTCGTGTATGACCTGACGGAGGCGGCGCATGATGTGGCGGGTGTGCGAAATTTTCACCGTACAGATAAAGTAGCCCGTGGAAACTGAGCCGGTGGACGTGGTGAAGTTGACGGAAAAGTGGTATGCCCTGCCCGCTGCGGTGCGTGGCCTGCTTTCGGAGCTGGCCCTGGCGCGTCTGGACGGCGATCTGATCGAGATCCTCGCCGACTGGCTGGAGGAACACGGCCACCACGGGGCCGCCCGGGTGCGTCTGTTGCGTCCCCGGCCGGGCGACGTGGTCGGGGTGCTGGCGGCGACGAACGGGCCGGCCGACCAGATCCTGGCGCAGGGCCTGGTCGCGCAGCTAGGGCGCGAGGGCATCGCGGCTGTGCGGCTGTTGCGCACGGACGGGGGCACCGAGGACCTGACCCTCCTTTTGTCCAACTGGGTTCGCCAGGAGGAGCTGGACCGCGCCCGTCAATCCCCTCCCTGGGTATAATCCACCCCACGCCCCCGCGCGGCGCATCCCCCCTCACCCCTCTCGGGGGGAAAAGGGGGGGGCCCTGTCCGGGACGCCGTGCCGGACCCCCCCTCCCCGAGGGTCGCCGGCGACCTCTCCTGGCAGAGACGGGCGGCGGCAACGGGGGTTGCCCCACGTGACGGTTCCCGACGATCTTTTCGTCCGCGGCGTCCTGTGCGTGACGGGACTCGTCGTCGGACTCCTCTGGCCCCAGGGAAGACGCTGCCGTGGCCACTGGCCCGTCGCCCGGCACCACGCTGACCCCCCGGCAAGCACGCTTCGTCCGCGAGTACCTCCTCGACTTCAATGCCACCGCCGCCTACAAACGCGCTGGCTACACGGCCACGGGACGTTCCGCTGAGAACAACGCTTCCCGATTGATGGGGTATGCTAGGGTGAGGGAGGCGATCGCCTTGGCCCGGTCTGAACAGGACGGCCTCGCCTGGCTCACCCGCGAATTCGTTCTCTCCGGGTTGAAAGCGGAGGCGACCAACCACGGGGAGACGGGCAGCGCCTCCGCCCGCGTCGCCGCCCTCAAGCTGCTCGGTCAGCACCTGGGCCTGTTTGAGGACACGCTGACCATCAAGGGGGAGACCTCCCTCCGTGTCCGCTTCGTCGTCGTCGGCATCCCCGCCCGACCAGGAAATGGAGCTGCCCCTCTACCAGGAGCAGCTGCGCTTCCTCCAGAGTGACGCGCCCTTTCGGGCCTTCGTCGGCGGCCGCGGTGCCGGCAAGACGCACGTCGGTGCCCTGGACGTCGCTCTCCGCGCCTCCCTCGAGGCGAACGCCAGACGCACCTACCTCGTCGCGAGTCCGACGGCGGTCCTGCTCCACGACACCACCTACCCTGCCTTTCAGGCCCTTGCCGGGCGGCTGGGTATCTGGAACCCCCGCGGCGTTCGCCTGTCCCCGTACCCCACGGTCCGTCTCCGCTCCGGGGCCGTGGTCCGTTTCCGCACCGCCGAGGACCCGGAGAAGCTCCGCGGCCCCAACCTCTCCGGTGTCTGGCTCGACGAGGCCTCCCTGATGGACGGGCGGGCCTTCCTGCTCTCCCTGGCCTGCCTGCGCGAGGACGGTGCCATGGGCTGGCTGTCGGCCACGTTCACGCCGAAGGGCCTGTCCCACTGGACGTACCAGCTGTTTGGAGACGCCCAGGCCCAGGGCCCCGAGCTGCAGCAGGCGCGCGGCCAGCGTGCGGTCTTTCATGCCACGACGGCCGACAACCCGTTCAACCCCCCCGAGTTCGCAGGAACCCTCTCGCTGCAGTACGGGGCCGGCCTGTTTGCCGACCAGGAGCTGGGCGGGCACTTCGTCGCCGTGGAGGGCGCCGAGTGGCCGGGGTCCTATTTCCCCGCGTCCCTGTGGTTCGCCGACTGGCCCCTTGAGCCCTGGGTTTGCTCGGCCATGGCGCTCGACCCGTCCAAGGGCCGGCGGGACAGGGCGGCGGACCCGGAGCGGGGCCGCCGGGCCGACTTCTCCGCCTACGTCTGGGGCGGCGCCGACCGGCGCGGCCATGTCTGGGTGGACGCCGACCTCGATCAGGAGCGGGACGTTACGACAATGGTGCAGGACGGCATCGCTCACTTCCGGGCGTTCAGCCCACAGGCCCTGGTGATCGAGGTGAACCAGTTCCAGGAGATGCTGGCCCCGGAGTTCCAGCGGCAGGCCTCCGCCCTTTCCCTTCCACCCCTGCCCCTGTGGGGCTTCACCAACGTTCTGGACAAGAAGGTCCGGATTCGGGCCACGGTCGGCCCCTACCTGGCGCGGTCCCAGCTGCACGTCCGGGACTCGCCCGGCGGCCGGCTGCTGGTGGGCCAGCTGCGTGACTTCCCCCAGGGACAGAAGGACGACGGCCCCGACGCCCTGGACATGCTCCTGCGCATGCTCCTGGAACTGTTCACGGGGCAGGGCGGGACGAGTTCCCCGCGGCGGCTGCGGGTATGATTCCCGCATGACGACCACCACCAACGGCACGAGCGGCACGAGCGGCAAGATCCGGGGTGAGCCGAGCCTGGCCACCCTCCGCGAGGAGCGGAAGCTGGTCCGCGCTCGCCTTGGCCTGGCCCGGGACCGCGCCCTGCTGGAGTCCTTCGGGCTGTGGGACTCGTACGGGCTGGGCGGCTCCGACCTCTACGACCGGGTGCGGCCGCGGAGCAATGACGGGGACCAGGACGGCCGCTTCTTTGGCCCGTTGTCCGTGCCGACCGACCGCCGTCACGGCTCCGACTGGCCGGTCTTCCGCACGCAGCAGGAGCTGGACGCCTATCGCCAGGAGAGCCGCATCCGCGCGGCGACCAACAGCTTCGCCCGCGGTCTCCTGAAGAACCTTGTCAACAACGTCATCGGCAAGGGCTACGCCTACAAGGTGCAGGTGCTCGGGGACGACGGCAAGCCGGCCGCCGAGGACCGGCTCACCGACGCGGGCAAGGCGCTGTGCCATGCCGTGCAGCAGGTGGTGGACGGGTTCCTGCGGGACAACCACTGGAATGGCGGGGTGGACCCGCGTTCGCAGGCGGCCCTGGGGGGGACGCTGGAGCGGGAGGTTTTCCGCACGGTGCAGATCGATGGCGAGTGCTTCCTGCGCTTCCACCGCCAGGCAGGCGGTCGGGTGCAGGTGCGGGTGATCGACAGTGCGCAGGTGCGGGACGGCGGCAACCACCTGCCGCAGGAGGGCTGGACGTATGGGATAAAGCACAGCATGGAGCCCTACGAGGACGTGACGTCCATCCGGGCGTACGCGGTGTTCTGGCCGGACGTCAGTGCCAAGGGGGGTGTGGACGGTGAGGCCCGGGACATGGGCAGTTACGAGGTGGTGCCGGCCGACGAGGTGTTGCACCTGAAGGGGCCGGACACGCCGAGCACGGTGAAGCGCGGCCTGGGGCTCTTTTTGTTCGACGTGGGGGCGGCGCTGGACCGGGCGAGCAAGCTGCAGCGCAACGCGTCGATTGGGGCGGCGGTGCGGTCGGCGATTGCGGAGACGTGGCAGTACGAGACGGCGACGGCGGGGCAGTTGCAGTCGATGGCGGACGCCCTGGCGGCGGCGCACGCGACGGACCCGACGACCGGCCAGACGACGCCGATCGAGCGGGTCTTTCCGGGCATGATCCGGCGCGGGCCGAAGGGCGCGGCCCTGGTCCAGCCGTCGGCGGACAACACCGAGGCGTTCCTGCACGGCGTTCAGGGGGACATTCAGCAGGCCTGCGCCGGTGCCGGTGTTCCGTCCTTTGCGATCGGGGACGTGTCCTCCGGGAACTACTCCAATTATGAATCCGCGTCGTTTCCGCCGGTGCAGAACGCCATTTGCGAGCAGGAGTATTACAAGGTTGTATTCTGTCGCGCGGTGTGGAAGGCGCTGGAGTGGGCGGTCCAGTCGCGGCTGTTGCCGGACGCGGTGCTTGCCCAGATCCTGATCACCGTGGACGCCCCTGCGGTCTTGCACCGGAACGAAATGGAGAAGGCGCAGGAGGACCAGATCCTGATCGGCGCCGGGATCAAGGACCGGCAGACGGCGGCGGCGGAGCGGGGGCTGGAATGGCGAACGGTGATGGCGAACAACGAGGAGTACCAGAAGGAGCAGCAGGCCTTCTTGCAACCGCCGTTGGGTGCCGAGGGTCCTGGCGGAATGTCAGGGGGACCCCTGGCCACGGGGCCGATCGTGGCCCACCGGGGCGGCAAGGGGTTCACGCGCCAGCGGGCCGAAGGAGGCCCGCCTGTGCCAGCCCCGGCGCTGGCGGGCGAGTCCCTGCACGAGGCCCTGGACACGTCCGGCCACGAGCACAGAGGGAAGGGGCCGGGCGGTGGGCAGTTCGTCACGAAGGGCAAGGGGGGCGCTCCCGCGGGGCCGGCGCCGGCGATCAAGCACCTGACGCCCGACGAGGTCAAGGCGGCGAGGGTGGCCGGGCACATCAAGGGATCGCTGGATGTCATCACCCCGGGGCGGGCGAAGGAGATCCGGCAGGCGCTGGCGGGCGGGCACGGGGCACGGATCTCCCCTCGTCCTGCCCCCGCGTCTGCCGGCCACCATGACGTGGCGATGGCGGCGGTGCGGCACCACGGTCAGGGGCGGGGCGGGGTGGCGGACATTGCCGACGTGCGCGACGCCCTGGCGGGGGCGGGGTTGACGGACCGGGGAGCGCAGGACCAGGTGATCAACGACCTGCGCCGGGCGGGCAAGCTGTCGGGGCTGAACTACGACGGGCGGCACGGGTTGTCGGACCGGCAGCAGGCGGCCCTGTTGCGGAGTCCGACGGGGCACACGGGCGAGGACGTGGGGCTGCTGGCTCTGCGGGAGGGGTGCGAGCCCAATCGGGCCGGCCGCGGCCACCACGACACCGAGACGGGCCATCCCTGCCGGCCCGGTGGCGGGGAGGGGCCGGAGCCGTCGTGGTATCGTCGGCCCGAAGAGATCCCTCCGGGTCCGTCTCCCAGGGCCGCGCCGCCGGTAGGGCGGCGTCCTCCTCCCCGGGCAGGCAAGGCCAGCCGCGTCGCCGGCCGCTATCGCAACGAGGCCCGGCGGCGGCGGGTGCTGGCCGGGTTGAAGCGGGAGGAGGAGCTGGCGGGGGCGATCGGGGGGATCAATCTGCCGGACAGCGAGCCGGCCGACGTGGTCTATGCCGAGGACGCAAGGGGCCAGCGGGTGACCTCGCCCCTGGGCCTGCGGGAGGTCATGCGGCAGCGGGCGCGGGCGGTGCAGGTGTACAACGACCCACAGGCCGACGCGAAGCGGTTGGAAGTGGCGGGGCGAATCCTGTCTTTGCGCTTCGACTTCTTCGAGGTGAAAACGCTGCTCGTGGCCGAGGCCAGTGCGGTGCACATGAGCGCGGTGGCCCAGAAGCGCAAGCGGCGCTGGCAGGAGAAGTACGGGGCCCTGTTCCACCTGGTGGCGGTGGACGACCGGCGGGGGCGGAAGCACTCGGGGCACCGGGTCCACGTCTCCTCGGGGACGATTGCGGGGACGGTGCGGCTGGCGCGCATGGATCGGGTGGGGAGCATGGCGGACGTGCTGGGGGCCGTGGCATGAGTTACTACATCGTCTATGCCATGAATGAGAGCGGGCCACCCGAGGATGGCGATCTGGTGGCGTCGGGGGCGGGCTGGTCGGCGTGGACGGGCTGGGTGCTGGAGAAGCCGGAGGAGCACCCCTACGCGGCGCATCTGGCGGAGAACGGCTGGATGGAGCCGGCGGGTGCGATCGACGAGCTGGAGGATGAGCTGGTTGACCTGCTCGGGGGGGCCCGGGGCCCGCTCCGGGGTGTGACGGCCAGCTTGCTCGAGGCAGTAAGGCTTCGTCCTTTAGGCTGCCTGGCGATCCTGATCACGGACGGCACGGAACCATCCGGGGAGGAGCTGGAGGAGGCCGCGCATGACGTCTCGGGTGAGGAGCGGGATCCCGGGGGCCGCTGGACGGCGGGGGGGAGCAAGGGCCGGGCTGGGGTGAAGAAGCTGCTGGCGGCGGTCCGGGCGTTGCCCGGACACCTGATTCCCGAGCGGGTCAAGGTGGCCGCGAGCAAGGTGCGTCAGGCAGTGGTGGGCCGGCTGGTGAAGCGGTACGGCGAGCGGACGGCGGGGTTGATTCTGAAGGCGGCGGCCCTGTCGGCGCCGGTGCCGGTCCCGGGCAGTCAGCCACTCACGATCGCGGTCGCCCTTGTCCTCGCCGAAGCGGTGCGAGCTTATGGCAAGCTGCGGGGGGCGACTGCCGTGGCCGAGTCCTTTGAGGACGATTACGACCTGTCGGAGGAGGAGATCGAGGCGGCGGCGCGGGAGCTGCTGGCCGAGATCGAGGCAGCGCTCACGGAAGAGAGGGGCGAGGGGGAAGGGGGTTGAGCGGTGCCGACGTCTTTTCCGGGTGGCCTGGACACGTTTCCAGCGGCTGCCACGCTGGCCGGGCAGACGCTGGGCACGACCCCGCACTCGACCCTGCATGGCAACCTCGGCGATGCCCTCTCCGCCGTCGAGGTGAAGGTAGGGATCAACGGCTCGGCCGACACGACCAGTCTGGACTACAGGGTTGCCAACCTGCTACCCCCCCAGGCAGGGCAGGCCGGCAAGGTGCTGGGCACGAGCGGTACGGCCGTGTCCTGGGTTAGCGCCGCCGTGGGTACCGTGACGAGCGTCAACGTCTCGGGGGGCACGACCGGTCTTACCGCCACGGGCGGTCCGGTGACCGGCTCGGGGATAATCACCCTGGGTGGGGTGCTGGCGCTGGCATCGGGAGGCACCGGGGCAACGACGCAGCCCCTGGCGCTTTCTGCCCTGCTCCCGGCGCAGGCCGGGCAATCCGGAAAGCTGCTGGGGACGGACGGGTCGTCGGCGAGCTGGACCGCACCGGCCAACCAGACGATTACCCTCTCCGGGGACGTGACCGGTAGTGGGGCCACGGCCATCACGGCTACCCTGGCGGCCTCGGGGGTCAGTGCCGGCACGTACAATTCGGTCACGGTCAATGCCAAGGGTCTTGTCACGGGGGGCACGAGCATTGCCTACCTGACGGGCAATCAGACGGTCACTCTTTCGGGTGACGTCACGGGCTCAGGCAGTACCGCCATCACGGCCACGATTGCGGCCGGGGCGGTGACCTATGCGAAGCTGCAGAACGTCACGGCCGGCCGGCTCCTCGGCAGCATCTCCCTCGGGGCGGCCGCACCGGGCGAGGTGACCGTTGGCACAGGGTTGTCTCTGTGCGGAAGGCGGCGGGCGGCCTGGGCATTGTGTTGACCAATCCGACGGGGGGCGTGCTGACGGTGAGCGTGGCCGCGGCGGACACGGCCGGGCTGGGCGCGGGACCGTACCGTTACCGGGTGGAGAGGGTGGACCCGGGGGCGGACGCGGTGTTGACGGCGGGGATCCTGACCCTGTTGCAGAAGTAGGGGTCCGTTGTCCGTGGTCCGTGGTCCGTAGTCCGTTGCCAGGGAGTCTGCCGGGGCCCTGGCAACGGACTACGGACCACGGACCACGGACCGATGCCGTTTGCCAGCGCCGTGGCCGTTCCTGTAAGATCCGCGCATGGCCGTGCCGCGGTGTGCTCCTGTGATCGGTCGTTCTCCCCGGGGGCGGGTGTGCTCCACCACCCGCCCCCACCTCCTCCGGGTGCGTCTCCTCGAGGAGGCACCGGTCAGGGGTCGGGTAGACCGCGCTCTGGGCATCGTGTTCGGGTGCAAGGTCGTGGGCACGCGCAGTCCGAACACGCACGGGGTACCGGGGGCGGAGGGCACGGACTACACGCGGCAGGCGCTGGAGAGTGAGCTTCTGCTGCTCGAGCGGAAGCACCCGCACGGCGTGAACGTCAACGTGGACCACCCGGCCCGGGACCGGCCGCACGCGGACCGGTCGGCGCGGGACCGGCTGGCCTGGCTGGAGGGCTACCGGCTGACGGAGTCCGGGATCTACGCGGACCTGCACTTCCTGCGGCCCGACAGCGACCTGGCCCGGGACGTCATGGCGGCGGCAGAGAGGCACCCGACCAGCTACGCGCTGTCGCACAACGCCGTGGGGCGGGGCGAGGTGAAGGAGGGCCGCTACGTCCTGTACGAGATCACCGAGGTGATCAGCGTGGATCTGGTGGCCGAGGGCGGCACCAACGTCAGTTTGTTTGAGGGCCGCGAGGAGCGGCGCAGGAGGAGACGACCCGTGAGCACCACTCTTCGCGAGCTGATCGAGCAGAGCGCCATGCCGAGAGGGAAGAAGCACCGGCTCCTGGAAATGGGTCACGCCTACCTGGGGGAGGACATGGGCGCCAGCTCGGAGTATCCAGAGCGGGCGGCCATGGAGGACGAGGACACCGAGCCCAGCTGGAAGGACCACATTACCAATGCGATCGGCTCCCTGGTCCAGTCGGAGGATCCGAAGCACCACGACATGGCGGGCAAGCTGATGAAGCACCTGCGCCCCGAGGGCCCCGTGGGCGAGGGGAGCCCCGTGGGCCCCGAGGAGGAGGAGCCGGTGGAGGAGGGCGAGGAGGGCGAGGAGGGCGAGGACATTCCTTCCGAGGGCGAGGAGCTGGAGGGCGAGAGTGAGTCTGGCCGGGGCGAGCCCTTGAAGGGCAAGGGCGAGATGAACACCCCCACGAGCGGCAAGGGCAAGGAGAGCATGGAGACGCGGGGGGGCGGCCGGCGCTCGCGGGAGAGCCGGGAGAAGCGGGTGCGTTCGCTGTGCTCCCTGGCCGGCGTCGAGGCGACCCGCGAGCTGGTGGAATCCCTGGCGCCCCTCGACGTCCCTGGCGTGGTGGCGGTGCTGCGGCAGCTGGCGCTGGGCCGGTCCCTGTCGGCGCCGCGCAGTGCCCATGCGGGCAGCGTGCGCCTGGCCGAGGGCCGGCACAGCGGCAGGGGGGAGGCAAAGCGCTGGGCGGAACGGTTGCTGGGTTGAGGCCTTGGGTAAGGTCACGGGCAGGGCTCCCGGGTCGGTGCTGAAAGCTGTCAGCCCGGGGGCCCGTCCGTGATGGAAGCGAGACGGGCGGGGCGTGGTGCCGGCGAGGGGGCAAGATTGCCGGCGCCCGCCCCTTCTTCACAGAGGGGCTGCGGCATTGGCCGCGGTCTCGCGGGGGCTGAAGGCGGAGTAGCTACCGCCGAGGTGGCCTGGAAAAACATCGCTGCCTTCCGGGGGCTGCGGTCAATGACCGTGGCCCCTTTTTCGTTGGCGGAGGTGTTCGATGGGCCTTGGACTCCTGCAGCTGCCCGATGACCTCGAAAAGCGTCGGCAGTGCTGGACCTTCGACGATTTCGAGGGTTACGTTGACGCCGTGATCTGGACGAAGGGTGTCACGGGCACGGGCACGACGGTGACCAACCCCGACGCCGCCAACGGCATTCTCAACCTGGGCAACGCCGCCACGACGGCGAATGCCGAGGCGTGGGTGGCGACGACGCGGAAGAACTGGCTGGTGAAGGCGGGGACGAACCTGCTCTTCGAGGCGCGGATCAACGCACAGGAAGCGAACGTCAACAACCTGAGCCTCTTCGCCGGCTTCTCGGACAGCTTCGCGACGGGGCTCATGACCAACGGCAACCCGAACACGCCCAACGTGAACATGAGCGCGGCGGGGATCTTCCTGCCGGCGGGCGCGACCAGCTACTCGGTGATCACCTCGGTGGGCACGACGCAGCTGGTGACGGCGACGGCCGAGCTGGCGGTGCCCTCGGGGGATCAGATCCTGCGCGTCGAGGTCAAGGTGGTCGGCACCAGCATGGAGGTTGATTTCCTGATCGGCAACGCCGACGTCATGGGCGGCGCGGACTCGATCGCGCCGGTCGGCTTCCAGCAGGCCCGCGAGACGGCGAGCGGGTTTTTGAAGCCGATCAAGCACCGGCTGGCGTTCTCGGGGATCAACAAGATGGGCGCCGGCGTCTTCGCCAAGCAGGGCTCGACGACCCCCGAGACGCTCCGGGTCGATTACATCGGCGCTTTGAACCTGCGGGCGTGACATGGCGCTGTCGGCTGTCATCTCGGCATCGGCGTCCGGGGACAACACGGTTGTCGCGGCGGTGCCGGGCTACGCGATCCGCGTGGTGGGCTACGTCCTGACCTTCTCCGCGGCGGTGAATGCCAGATGGATGTCGGACGTCGGCGGCGGGGCGGTGGCGCTGTCGGGGCTGCTCTACGGCGTGGGCACGGGGCCGCCGCCGGTGGCGGCCCCGGAGATGGCCTTCGCTGCCCGCGGCTGGTTTCAGACGGCCCCGGGCAAGGCGCTCAACCTCAATCTCTCGGGTGCGGTCGCGGTCGGCGGCCACGTCCTTTACGAGTTAGCGGGGCAATAGCCCTGGAGTGGTCTCATGGTGCAGAAGCTCGTCAATCTCCGCGAACTCAAGGAAATGCGCCACCGCTGCGGGACTCGCGGGGCCGCCGTCCTCCTGACCGAGGCACTCCGCGAGGGGCATCTGAAGCCTGAGCATTTCAGCGTGCAGGAGCTGTTCATCGGTCTCCACGAGAGCGGCGAGGAGCTGTTGCGCTCCATCAGCTTTCGCAAGTCGGGCGGCCGGAGCCTGATGGAGGCGAGCGATGCCGTGGACACCACGGCGTTTTCGTCGATCATCGGTCAGATCGTCTACAACAAAATAAAGGAGGCCTACCAGGACCCGGAGTTTCTCTGGCCTCTTCTGTGCGAGACGATGGGGACGGTGTTCCTCGACGGCGAGCGCATTCCGGGCATCGGCCGCGCGGGGGACAAAACAGAAATCGTGGATGAGGGGCAGCCGTACCCGTTCGTTGGCCTCAACGAGGAGTACATCGACCTGGCGCCGACGCGGAAGCGCGGTTTCATTATCCCGGTGACGCGGGAGATCATCGTCGCCGACCGCACCGGGATCCTGCTGAAGGTGGCCGCCGAGACCGGCTACTGGGGCGGCCTGGCGATTGAGAAGCGCACCCTCGACGTCGTCACGGGTCAGGTCAACAACTACAAGCGCAACGGCACGGCCACGAACACCTACCTGACCTCGGGGGCCTACGTCAACAGCCAGACGGGCAACGCCCTGGACGCGAGCGGCAACGAGTGGCGGGCGCTGGAAAAGGCGGACCTGCTCTTCGACTCGATCACCGACCCCAACACGGGCGAGCCGATCATCGTCGTCCCGGACGTCCTCCTGGTCCCGTCGGCGCTGAAGAAGACGGCGCTAAGAATCCTGGCCGCTACCGAGGTGGTCACGGTGGACAACCGGGTCGCCGCGGCGACGATCCGCACCACCAGCCCCAACCCCTACGGCGGCCGCGGCATCAAGGTGCTGTCCAGCCCCTACGTCAAGGCCCGCTCCGGTTCGACGACGAGGTGGTGGTACGGCGTCCCCAAAAAGGCATTCATCCGCGCCGTGGTGTGGGAGCTGGAGACCAGCCAGGCATCCACCGAGCACCCGGACCAGTTTAACCGGGACATCTGGCAGCAATTCAAGGTGAGTTTGCGTGACGCCATTAGCGTCCAGGAGCCGCGCTTCATGACGCAGAACGACACGTAAGGTGTACCATGCCGCTCTCAAAAAAGGGCGAGAAGATCAGGGCGGCCATGCACAGGGAGTATGGCACCGAGAAGGGCGAGCAGGTCTTCCACGCGAGCCGCAACAAGGGGACGATCAGCGGCGTGGAGTCCCGGCAGCGGCGAGCCCTGGAGGCCTTCGCCCGCACCCTCAAGCGTCAGAACAGGTGGGGACGGCAATCATGACGGAACGAGCCGACGAGCGCCTGCCCCTGTGGGATGTGGCGCACCCGGACGGCCCCGAGCTGCAGATTATGGCGGCGGACGAGGGGCAGGCGGTGGCCCGCTACAACCTGCTCTGTGGCCAGGGCTCGACCACGAGCCGGCACACGGTGCGGCCGGGGGTGTTACGAGCACTGCCGGCCGAGGTGCCCGTGGGGGAGACTTACCCGGCGGCGCGGGAGGTGGACGGCCTCTCGAGCCTGGCCCACCAGAGTCTCGAGGCCACGGCGGTTCCTGCCACCGAGGAGAAGCACGAGCATGGGACAAAGAGTCATACCCGAGCAGGGCGGAAGTCTTGAGGAGCAGCTGGCCCGGCTGCTCGAGCGGGACGCCATCCACGACGCGGAGATGAAGGTCCTCCAGGCGCAGCTGGCGGAGCTGCGGGCGGCGACGGCGCCGCGGCCGCCGGTCGAGCCGCAAACCCTGATCCCAGGGGAGTACCGGCACTGGGTGGAGCTGACCGCCGGCCAGAAGACGCAGCTCGTGGCCACCGCGCGTTTTCCGCCGGCGCCGGGTACGGCGGCCTTCGACGTGCAACTGTGCTACCTGCCGCGGCGGTCGCTGGGCGGCGGCACCGAGACGCCACCCTCCGAGCACCCGCGGGCTCGCCTCCACGCTCACAACGAGGCCGAGGCCCGTGCCCTGTACCTGGATCTGTGCGGCATCAGGAGTCACGACCCCGAGGTGACGGAGCTGGTCTGTACCCGTCTGGGGGTGTCATGAACGCAGACGGTCAGTCGCAAAAGCCAGTTACCCGCATCGTGGTGGACGTCGAGGCGAGCGGGCGGGTGACGGTGGGCTACGACGGCGCCCGGCCGCTCCTGTCGCTTCACGCGCTGGAGATTGCCCGGGACATCGTGCTGGCGCGGCAGGTGGATCTCGAGGAGAAGCGGGCGCAGGCGGCCCGGGGTGAGGTGGTGATCCCTGATGGCGACCTGCAGCGGCGCTTGCTCTCGCCGGGGAATGACTGATGGCGCTGGACACGAACCCGGCCGACATCGAGCAGGCGATCAAGGACACGCGGCGCTTGCTGGTGATGGTTCACCTCGTCCTCAGCGACCCGAGTCAGGCGAACATTGATGCCATCGTGGCCGCGGCGTCAGCGACACAGACGTTGACCTTGCGGCCCAGTTACAGCGCGGGCGGGGTCAATTTCAGCTGGGAGAGCTACCGCCGCTCGCTGATTGACAGTCTGCCAAAGCTGTACGAGCTGCACGCCCTTGTGACGGGGCCGTTCGAGGTCCGCTCGCGGGCGAGGACGTGATGGAAAGCGTGCGACAGGAGAAGCGGGGCAGGATCCTGCGATTGTCCGAGTCGCAGGCACTTTACGCACTACTCGAGCGGGCCTGTGGCCTGCCGTCGGCCCTGGACAGGATACCTGGCCTTGCGAGCATCGAGGCCGTGTGCCGTCTTCTTGACGGGCGCGTGGGGATCAAGGTTTTTCACCCTGACTTTGCGCCGGTCCCCGAGGGCGACCTTTACCCGGACCTGTAGCATGAGCATGATTCAGGGTCTCGGCCTGGACTATCAGGTCGGCGGCAACGACAGGGGTCAGACGGTGACGTTCACGCCGGCGGACGGTTCAGGGACGTTTCCGGTCGCCTTTGCGGTCTACCACGAATTGACGGTCGAGGAGGTGGCGGCGGCGGGCGGGGAATTCGCCCTGGGGGACCGAAGGTGGCTCCTGGGAGCGCGGGAGTTCGCCGGACATCCGACCCCGAAACAGGCGGACAAATTGACCGACGCCAGCGGGACGCCCTGGTACATTGCCCTCGAGGTGACCCTGGACCCCCTGACAAACTTCCTCTTCGTCCACACCCGCCGGGGGCGCTGACATGGCGGCCGTGTGGACGGACGTTGTGGCTGCGGTCGTAGAGGCCGTGCAGGCGCTGGGCCTCTACTACACGCCCGCCGGGGGAACACCTGCGTCCCTGCCGCCCGGCCAGGTGGTGGCCCGCAAGTTCCCGACCGACCGGGGGCTGGTAGCCCTGCCGCTGGTGATCGTGGCCCTGGGCCCGGAGGACCGTTACGACGAGGGCGACTTCGGGGACACGGTCGTCTGGTACCCGGTCCTGGTGGTGACCGAGTTCGCCTCGAACCAGGACGTGACGATCAACGACGACGAGCTGCGCTGGCGGCAACAGATCGTGGACCTGGGCCAGGAGTTCGAGCGGACGATCCGGGGTAACGTGTCCTCGGCGGAGGTGAGCCAGTGTCAGATCGACCTGCACCCGGTGATTGATCACACCGCCTTTGCGGCCAACGTGGATTTGCTGCCGGTCCTGCTGTCATTCCGCACGGCGCGGGCGAGGACAAGATGATGGGCGAATTGAAGCCCGGGGACAGGGTGCTTTACGTCCCCAGTACCGACCACTGGCACGAGGGCGACGCCAGGGGCCAGCCCCTGTTTGAGTTCGTCCTCACCGAGGACGGGCCGGCCGTGGCCGTGGGCGGGACGCGGGCCCGGAAGGGCGACCGGGCATTGGCGAGCCTCCTGGCGCGGGTCGAGCGGCGGGACGTGGACGGGACCCTGCACACGTCCGAAGGATACGCCCTTCGCCCCGCCCGCGCCCTGTCGGCCTGGCCGGCGCTCTGCCGTCTCGAGGACGGGCGCCTGGTCCTTGACGTCAGGCACCCCGGCGGTACGGTGATTCTGCACCTGCCCCTGCAAGGCCTGGGCGCCCCGCCGCACGACCCCGCGGGCGGCCCGCATACCTGGCACCGGCTCGAGGAGGGCGAGCATGGCTCTTGACAGCCTCACGGCGACCCTGACCGCACAGCTGGGCTGGACGGCCCAGAAAAACGTCGTCGGCTCGGACTACTCGGCCAACGTCAATGCGTCAACCATAAAGAAGTCGCTGGCGGTCGGCACCAGTGCGGCCAACGCCGCCGTGGGCGGGGCCGACGAGCTGTACTCCGCGGTGACGAGCCTGACCGCCTCGGCCTCGGCCTCGATCGACCTCACCGCCATCGCAGACATTCTCAACCAGGCGGGGATCAGCCTGGCGAGGGTCAAGGGCATCCTGATCCGCGTCCTGTCCGCCACGGACGACAATGTGATCGGCACCGCCGCCGTGGGCGTGGTGATCGACGGCACCGTCACCAACGCCCTCTCGAGCCAGTCGAATAGTGGGTGGTTCTCCAATGCCGCCGAGGGCGCGGCCGGTGGCTCGAAGCTCACCGTCCCCAACGGGGGATTCGTGGCCTTCGGCACGCCCTCGGCGGGCGGGGTGGTCGTGGACGCCACGCACAAGGTGATCAAGATAACGAACCTTGACGGCGCGGTGACGGCGAAGTGTCAGATCAGTGTCATGGGTGGCTCAACGTAATTGCCCGGCAATGTCCCTGGAGGGGGTGAGCCGTGTCCGCTGTCGGAAAACAACGTGCCGGCAAGAACTCACGGGTTGTGGTCGGGGCTACCAACCTGAATTTTGCCAACTGGCGCTGCACCTGGCGCGGCGACGACCTGGACACGACCAATTTCGAGTCAGCAGGTTTTGAGCAGGGCACGATTGGCGTGGTCGTGGCCGAGTGGACGATGGGGGGCGACTGGGACGCGGGCAGGAACAATTACGACAATCCGCCCGGTTTATATCCGCGTGACGACCTCGGCCAGGTCAAGTTTTTTGAGAACGTCACCGACGCGACGGTGTTTCACAACATTGCCACCAATCGCGTGTTGTCGGCGGAGAACGGCGCCGAGGTCAAGGGCAAGGTGACCTTCACGGCCAACGGCAAGAGCCAGGGCGTCTCGTTCAGCGGCTTGCCAGCAGGGAGCGTGTAATACCCCAGTTGGGGTAGCGCACCCTGGGGGAGCGTGTAATGCGTCTGGACGCGAAGTCTGGCGTGCGCGGTCTGCTCGTGAACGTCGAGACCGGTGCCCTCATTCGCTTTACCCTCTGGGCCGAGATCCCCGACGACCCGCGCCAGCCGGGGGAGTACGAGGCGTGGCGCTGGCCGCCGGACGAATGCCGGCGACGCTACGCGGCGGGCGAGCAAAGGGAGAGCCTTGTGGTCCGGGGGCGCTGTCGGCTCCGGTTCGTGCCGGCGGCGCCCCTTTTTGCTCCCCGGCCGTCGGCCCGCGAGGACCTGGCCGGCTCGCTGGACGAGGCACGGCGGCGGGTGGACCGGCGCTTGCTGGTGCTCGGGACGGAATGCTCGGAGCCCCTGTGCCACCGGCCGGCGACGTGGGCGGTGTCGTGGGAGCAGCTCATCGAGCCGGAGCGGGACGCGGACGGGAATCTCCACGAGCGGGCGGTATGCGTGCGGCGGGTGGCGTACTGCGAGGCACATTACAGGCCCCCGCGGCAGCGGTCGCTCCGGGGGGTCGAGTCCGAGGTGCCCGTCCTTGCCCGCCCTCAGTGGTGACGGCGCAGGGCGCGGGCGGCCTTTTCGCGCTGGCGCAGAACGAGGCAGCATTCCCGGGAGCAGGCAGGCTTTTTTTTGCGGACGCCGATGGTGGGCGTGCCGCAGACGGCGCAGGGCCGGTCCGGCGGCAGGACGATGCGGCAGCGGCTGATCGGGATGACGTGGTGCATGGGGGCATTGTAGCAGATGACCGAGACGGGCGACCTGCTGAACGCGGGCGAGGTGGTCGAGGCCTGCGGCCGGGCGTGGACGTTCGCCCACATTGGCCCCGGCATCCGCGCCAGGTTCAGTCGCTGGGCGAAGGGGCGTGCCCGTCAGGGACTCCTCGACGAGCGCAGGGACGGGACGCTGGACGTCACCTCGTATCGCGAGGAGGCCGATGCCCTCAAGCAGCAGATCGACGCCGGCGCCTACAACTGGGGTTCGCCCCTGTCGGACGACGACCGCGGCGTGGCCATTCGTGCCCTCCTGACAGCCTCGGCCGGCTTCACCTTGCTCCTGCAGCTGCTCCTCGAGGGGGCGCACGGCCTGGTGCCGGGCGCGGACATCGCGGCCATCCTGACGGAGAATCCCGACGGCGTGCGCGAGGCGGTGGCGCTCTGTCTGGACCCAAACCGGGCGGCGCCGACCGCGAGCCGGCCGGCACAAAAGACGCGGACGGCGATCGGGGACCGGGACTCTCCGACCTCGACTGTTTTGCCCTCCTCTCGGGGGTGGGCGGACTCGCCGGCCGAAACGCCCTGACCCTGGCGCAGTACGCCGCCTGCTCCGACCGGCAGATCCTGGCCCTGCTCTCCATCGAGACGGACGACGAGGGCCGTCTCGTCACGGAGGCCGAGCGGGCGCGGCAAGGGACGATCCGGGCGGCCGGCCGCGAGCTGCCCTCTCCTGCCGCGCTGGGCCTGTCCGACGACGATCTCCACCAGGCACTGGCGGTTCGGGACGGCCCCGACGTGGCCTACCTGTCGATGTTCTGGTCGGTGTGGCGCCGCCGCGGCCTGGACAACGCGCAGGTCGCCCTGAAGTGGCGTGAGCACCTGGCGTCGAGGAACTGATGGCGCGGCAGAGAAAGCCAATCCCGGTGGAGGCTGCCGACGGCGGCGAGTCGGTCGCGCAGGCATTCGCCCGGCAGTTCGCCCGCGCCCTGCCCGACGAGGTCAAGAGCGGCGGGGACGGCGACAAGGTGGGCAAGGCCCTGGCGAAGGCCTTTGCGAAGGCGGTCCCTCTGGAGCTGCAGGGCGAGGGCGCGGGCGCGGGCGCCGACCTGATGCTGCGCCGCCGGAAGGCAGCCCTGCAAATGGGAGGGGGGCCCCCGGCCCCCGTGGCCGGTCTCAAGGGCGATCAGACGGGCGGCGGCCGGGGCGCCGTCTTCGGCACCTTCGGCGAGCGCCTGAAGGTCTCGGCCGATGCCTTCGGCGAGAAGCTTCAGAAGGTCGGGGATATCGTCGGAACGGTGGGTAGTGGCTGGCTGGCTGCGGGCAAGGGAATTGAATCCTTCGTGGCGAAGGCCAACCCGGGGGCCGTCCAGCGCTTCACCTTCGCCCTCGAGGACACGCAGGCGGTCATCGGCCAGCGCCTGGCCCCGGTCCTCGAGGTCATCACCCAGGGCATCCGCCTGTTTGCCGACGTCATCAACACGATCCTGCCCTCGGGTGAGGAGTTCGCCCAGCTGCTCCAGCCGGTGACGGACCTGCTCAACGACCTGCGTGAGGCCCTGGCCCCGGTGGCGGCAATCATCCACGACGTCCTCGTGGTGGGCTTCAAGCTACTTGGGGCGGCCCTGCAAGTTGTGATCATCCCCTTCCGGCTCCTGGCAAGGCTGCTCGGGGCGCTGTTTGGAGCTGGCGAGGAGACGAAGCTCAAGAGCAGTGTCGGAGCCGCCGTCCGCAATGTGTCCTTCGGCTCGGTGGAGCAGTACCAGCAGCAGATTTACCGGGCGGCGCTGATGGGCGGGGTGACGACCAACCCGCCCACGGGCGGCCAGGTGGACACGATCATCGGCCTTCTGGGAGACATCAAGGGCGGTGTGCTTGGTATCGCGGGCAAGATCGGGGCGAAGCTTGCCGAGCCGGCGACCCCGGGTGGCGGTATTCCCGAGGCGATTGCCCGGAAGGGGGCCAAGGGCGCGGTGATCAGCGAGGAAGAGTACAAGGAAAAGTACAAGAACCCGAAAATCGACGGCATCCTCGAGGCGTGGCGGCAGGCTGCCGATGCCCTCGAGAAATTGACGGGCGGCATGGGGACGTCCGAGGGCGGTTGGCAGACGCAAATGGAAGCCTGGGCCCGTCGCGCTGTGGATGGCTGGGCCGGTGGCAGTCATTAGCGGAGGAGCTGGTCGGCTGCCCCGACGGCCTCGGCCCGGGCGGCTTCCCAGAGGTGCTCGCGAAGGTAGGGGCTGGTCAGGCAGGCCACGAGGACAGCGAGGACGGCGAGGGCAAGAACGGCGAGGCGCTTCATGGGGGCAGACTCCGGGTGACTCGGTTGATCTTCTGATTCTCTCTCATACGTGTGGTCGCGTCAAGGGGTGCAGGGGGTGCGATGTCTGCGCAGCCCAGTCTGGTCAATAACGGCTGGCTTACCATCCCGTGGGCGATGGTCAACGCCGGCCCGGCCGGCTCCGACGGCGTCGACGGCGCCCTCGGCCACGTCGCCGGCGGCAACCAGGCCAGCTTTGCCATTCAGGTCAACTACGGCGACGTCCAGCAGGCGATCCAGGACCTGTGCGGCGTCTACGTCCGCGACCCGTCCACGGGCTACCTGTCGCGCACGCAGCCCAGGCAGCACCCGCACCCGGCCTTCGAGCACCTGCGCGTGTCCCGCATTGCCGGCATCCGCCCGATGGCGGCGATCGGCAAGCAGGCCACCAAGGTCGGGGCCTGGACGCAGTACCATTACTGGATCATCTCGGTCGGCTTCGCTCACCCGCGGGCGCGCATGCTCGACGACGCCACCCTCGACCGGCTCTTCCCCCCGGTCACGGCCACGGACGGCAACAGGTACCGGCAAGAATGGATGCGGAACGTCGAGTGGACGCCGACCTCCTCCGTCGAGGTCATCAGCCGCGAGGGCAACACCAGCTGGAAGTATCAGGAGACGTCGGCGACCGGGCCGGCCGTCAACGACAAGTTCCCTTCACCCCAGGGACAGTTCCTCGGCAAGCAGGACTGGGTAGCGGTGTGGCGCAACGTGCCCATGTACAGGGCGCTCTTGTCCTCGGCGGCGGCGACCATCGACAGGCCGATCAACCTGGACTATGCCCTGTACACGCTCAACGACGCGCCTTTCCGCGGCAACCCGGCCGGCACGCTGATGTTCAGGGGTTACAAGTGGGACTGGAACGAGAGCCCTTACGGGCCGCAGATTGCCAACCTGCTCTCGACCGACGTCGCTCTGACGGGGGACGTGTCCCTCGCCTTTACCCAGTTCGACCCGCCCGCGGGCACGGCGACGAGTACGGTCCCGGGGCCGAATTACAACAGCGGCGCCACGAGCCGGGGCCACAACCTGGCCCCCTACGTCGATAACCTGTGGTATCTCATAAAGGACGCGAAGACGGGGACGCAAACCATTTTCAAGACGAGCCCGTTCGAACGGATTTTCTCTCTCCCTGGCTGACGGAGACCGACCATCTGGCGTACCCCACCACGTGTGAATCCGGGCCCGCTCTCGCGGGTCGATGCCGAGCACCTCAATCGGGCATTCGAGGACCTGTATTCCTTCTTCGGCCGCGTCGCCTTTCAGTCCCCCCTCGTGGGCGGCTGGGATTCAGCCCGCGGTCTGTTCATTGGCATCAACGAGGCGGCCATTCCCCCGCCCACCCCGGGCGGCTGGTCGATTACCGTCCGGAGTGAGACTGGCGTGCCCACCTACACGGGGATCAACACGCTCGTCATCGACGAGTCAACCGGACTGACCCTGACCTCGCCCGCGGACGGCCAGGCGCAGGTGGGCCAGTCTGGTGGCGTGGCTGGTGCTGTTGACCCGGTGCAGAACCAGGTGTTTGGGCGTGCGCTCCTGCCACCGCCAGAGGGGGAGGCGAATCGGGTACTGAGACAGAAGATATTCACCCACTCACTTATCACTCCCTTTCGGTTGCTGGTAGGCGGGGGTAACTTCGCCTATGGGACGCCCTCGGTCGGCACTGATTTCGCGTGGTTCATCGACTTCTCGCAAGCTTTCCATCTGACTTCAGGCCCGCCCTATGGGCAGGCGAATGTGGACGCGGTTGACGCCAGCCCCGTTAGTCGCGGGGTGGTGAACACCGTCTCGCAGAGTTACGGCGGGCAGAAGGAGTTCCTGGGCTCGATTGTGGTGGGCGGCAGTCCGAATATCCAGCTTGGTAGCGTGGGCGCCCTGAACAACATTGTGATTCGCGCGTCGAGTTCGACCACCTACCCGCCGGGTACGGTGGACGTTGACGCCACGTTCTTTCACGTAACCTGTCCCACCAACACGGGCGCTGGCACGCCAAGCTACAACAGTTGCGACATGGAGTTGACGAGCGCCGGGTTGTTCCTGCACACGACGGGCACGCTGGACGGCTCGTTGCCGCAGTCTTACCCTTACATCATGATTGCCAAACCGAGCGGTGCCATTCTGTTTGGCGCCTCTTCCACTGGCGCCGCGACGGGTGGGTTACAGTTCCAGTCGGGGCTGTACATTGCCGGCTCGTTCAGCGGTGCGCTGGCGATTGGGAGTCCGATTGGTGGTGGCGCCTCGCCGGGTTACCTGCTCAACGTGGATGGGTCGAGCAATCTGGGGCAGGTATCGCCCGCCGACCAGAACTTCTCGATCCTCAGTCAGGTGTTCGCGCCGTAGGGGGACATGATGGCGACTTACTCACGGCAGCTACTCAGCCAATCCGTCAATGGCATGCCCATCAAGCTGGTTGCCACGGCGACGCCTGGTACCCTGGTTCACACGGCGCTTGCGGGTACGACGGGATTTGATGAGGTCTACCTGTGGTTCACGAACACCACCAACGCCGCGGTGTCCGTCACCATTGAATTTGGCGACGCCACGGCGCCGGACCACCACCTTGTCGATAGCTACGCGCTGCCTGCCAACTGTGCGCCTATCCCGCTCATCACAGGGCAGGTGCTGCAGAACAGCAAGACGTGTGCTGCGTACGTTAACGTCGGTGGCACGAATGCCGTTGTGGTGACAGGGTACGTCAACCGTATCCAGTGAGGTTGCACCGTGGCCTCGCCGCATGTTAACCCGCTCCTGCTACCGGCGCCGCTGGGTGATGCGGCTGACCTCGTCAAGCGGCAGGTGTTTGGGCCAAGGCCCATGCCGGGGCAATCCGCCGTTCAGAACGTCTCGGCGGGTGTCCTGCTCGGATCGGTGTCCGGTTCGTCGGCCCCCGTGGGTGAGGTGACCGTGGGGGCCGGTCTGTCCCTGTCGGGCGGGGTGCTGTCGAATACCAGCAGCATTAGCTTCCCGGTCACTGTGCCCCAGGGTGGGACGGGAATGACCACCCTGAACGCCAACGGGGTGTTGTTCGGCTCTGGCACGGCGTCCATCGGGGCCACGGCGGCGGGAGCAGCGGCTGCCCTTCTGCTGGGCCAGGGCACCGGTAGTGCCCCGGCCTTTGCCGGCATGTCCGGTGGCGCGACCATCACCAGTGCTGGCGTGGTCACCCTGACCACCTTCGTCGCCGCGGGGGGCTCGCACGCGGGCGGCGCCGTGCCCGACCCCGGGTCTACCGGCCACGCCAATCAGCCCTACCTGCTGGCCGACAACGCCACTTTCCTCTTGCCCTACGGCCGCCTGCTGGCCGTGGGCAACGTGGCGACCAACGAGAGCACCGGCTCGACCGGCTACATCAATCTGACCACGACGGACAGCGTTACCTTCAACCTCGACGCCGGCACCTTCAACCTGCTGGTGTTCTACGCGGCCAACGAGTACATCGACACGGCCAACAACTCGACCCGTGACGTCGTGCTATTCGCGGGGACGGCGGACAGCAGCTCGGCCGTGGACACCGGCTTTGGCGCGAACATCAACGCGGGGGTCACCTCGGTGACGTTGTATCGAAAGACGGTGACCGTCTCGGCCGGGGCCTACACGGTCAGCGTCCAGCACGCCGTCACGGGCGGCACCGGCCACTGGAGGAACCGGACCCTTTGTGTCTTCCTCTCGCCGTGAGGCACCATGTCGGACATTATCTACAGCTACGGCCCGGGCTCTTACCGGACCAGCCAATTAGAGACCGAGATTGTCGCCGCGGGCCTGCCCGCCCCCGTCGCGGTCAACGGGTCCGGCTACACGGACCCCGGTAGCTTCGCCACCACGGTACAGGTTCACTACGCCGCACCGCTTTCGCCCGCGGGCGTCAATACCCTCGGGGACGTCGTGGCCGCCCATGTCCCGGCCGGTCCCCGCCAGCCCCGCCCCCTGTGGGCGATCCGTGCCGACGTGCAGGCCCTCAGCACGGGCCAGTTTGGTAACGTGTGGAATGACCTGTCGGCCGCGGCCGGCAGCGTCCCGCGCAAGTATCTGACGGACTACGGGGTCAACGCCGGTAGCATCTTCTGCTACGACCACCTGATCTACGTGGTGCAGGGCACCGCCGCGCAGGTCAGGGCCGGGCAGATCAGTCTCACGAGCCTGTACTGTCAGGACAATCCAAAGTACCTTGTCAACCCGCCGTTTGACACGAGTATCGACGTCCCGGGGGACCAGCCGGCGTAACCCGGTCGGGTTTGCCGGTAGGCGGCGGCTCCTGGTACAATCGGGGCGTGTGGGTGGTGCCCCCGGCCTGGGGAGTCTCCTAATAACGTCACGGGGCCGGGGGCATCCCCTTTTGCCCGGAAGAGACCGGGGGCACCCATGACCTTCCTGACGTGCATGCTCTACGTGGGCCTCGTGGTCACCCTGACCGAGCTCGAGCACGACTACTGGCAGTGGCCGCCGGTCGGGGGAGGGACCAGGCGATGAGCCGTAAGATCATCCTCTTCGCCCTGCTGGCGGCCCTGGCCGTGCCGGTGGACTGCCAGGCTCAGCTGTTCCGGGGCCGTGACGGCGGCGGCTTCCGGGGCGGTCGGGCGCAGATCGACGTGCGTTTCGGTGGCAACCCGTGGGGCTTTGGTCCGTCGCCGTGGTGGGGCTGGCAGCCGCGGCCCGTGTTCTTCGGGCCGTCGCCCCGGTGGGGCTGGCAGCCGTCGCCGTGGTGGCAGCCGTCGCCGTTCGGCTTCGGTGGTGAGATTGACATTCGCTTTCGCGGGGGCAGGAGGCGCTGGTGAAACGGGAATGCCGGCGGGGCTGGTTCGGGGCGGTGTTCGGGGCCGTGGCGGGCCTGCTTGGCCTGACCCCGAAGGCGCCCGCCGCCGGCTACTGGCCGACGCACAACTGTCCGTCCTGTGGGACGCTCGTCACGCGGATCTGGCGCTACGGTCCTCGCCCCGGCCAGCACTACCACCGACACGGCAGCACCTACTGGTACCACTGAGAGGGGGTCTTCCATGCGGCGGTTTCTCAGCCTCGTCTTGCCCCTGCTCCTGGCGGCGCCCGCGGCCGGCCAGCAGTTCCGCATCGTGCCCTGCCCGACCTGCCCCGGTGGCTACGCTGCCATCCCGATCGGTCCTGGGGGCAGTGGCGGGGGCCGGGTGAGCTCCGGCGTCGCCAGTCAGTTCGCCAGTCAGCAGCAGGACTTTGGCTTCGGCCGGCAGTACCAGGGCTTCCAGAGTTCGCCCGGCCAGTTCGGAGGCGGCTTCGGGCAGCCCCCTTTCGGTGGTGGGGGCGGGTTCCCGGCGGTCGGAGAGCAGTGCAATCCCGGTCCCGGGTCTCCCTACGGCTATACGGGGGCGGGTGTCCCGGTTGCCTACGGTAACCACGGCGGTTTTAGCGGTCGAGAGTGGGCCTATCAGCCGCCCATGACGCTGCCCGCCTACTGCCCGCCCCCGCGCTGGCGGCAGAGCCTCGACCTCGACCTTGACCTCCGGGGCAGGGATCTCGACTTCCGTACTCGCGTTCGTTTCAATTTCAATTTCAACCCGCCCCCGGCCCGCAGGCCGGAGGAAACCACGTTTTGCGGACGCCCTGGCGGCCCTGGCCGGCGGCAGCAGTGAGTGTCCCGCGTACCGTAAGGTAACCAGGGACAAGCCTAACTCTTGCCGAGTAGGAGGTCCACCGCCCAGCAGCCAGGGCCGTGAGGTCCGGGGCGGCGCTGCCAGCCGGCGCTCCCAGCGCAGACCTCGAAGCCGCGCAGGTGCCGGAGCAATTCCTCGTTGTCGCAGCCGTCGTCCTCTAGCGCGTCGGCCAGGACGGCGAGGCGATCCGGATCAAGCAGGCCGTCCGGGAGCCGCTGGTCGTAGGCGGCGCGGGCCAGGGCGAGGACGCCAGGTCCGGGAAAGCCGCAGGCCAGGCAGCGGCCGTCCTGCCAGAGGTGGCAGGGGGCCACCCTGGTGCCGTTCGGGCAGGACAGGGCGGGAAGCCGCACGGGCCGCCACGGGTTGCCGGCGAGGTCGCGCAAGAGAGCGCCTTGTTTCGCCCACGCGGCAGCCCGCCCGGCATCCCACGCGGCAGCCCGCGCGGCAGCCCACGCGGCATTCCGCCGGGCAGCCTGCGCGGCATTCCGCCGGGCAGCCCACGCGGCAGCCCGCGCGGCAGCCCGCCCGGCAGCCTGCCCGGCATCCCGCCCGGCAGCCCGCGCGGTGGCCCACGCGGCAGCCTGCGCGGCAGCCCGCCCGGCAGCCCACCCGGCATCCCGCGCGGCTGTCGGGCAGGCAGCCCGCGCGGCAGCCCACGCGGCAGCCTGCCCGGAAGCCCACGCGGCATCCCACGCGGCGGCCGCCGCAGCAATCAGTTGCTCGACCGCTACTTCTCCGTCCGCATAGCGCTCGGCCATTTCCACGGCGCGGCGGCTGGACTCGTTCGTCAAGAGGGGCCAGACGCCGCGGCAGCAGGCGCAGCCGAACAGGCGGAACTTGCGGTCGCTGGCGCGTGCCCTGAGCCAGTCCAGCATCGGCCTCGGATTGTCAGAGGCCAGCCATTCCGCCTCGGTCATTTCTCGTTCTCCCTTGCTGCGGCCCTTGCCGGTAGCCGTGGCCGTGGTGCCGGTGGTGACGCGGCGGGTACGGACGGACGTGATACTGCGGGAGGGGGGCGTGCGGGGCTGACCGGGGGCAGTCAGCGGGGGACGTTCGTGCAGTGGTGGCCGTCCCGGGCGCGGACGGCTGCCTTCTTCTGCTGTTCTGTCACTTGCCGCCCCCTTCCTTCGGCTTGCGGCCCCGCTTCTTCGCGGGGCCGGGGTCCGGCGGGGCGGACTGGAGCTGCTGGACCTCGTCAGCCAGCGCCTCGCGGAGGACGGCGGTGAGGACTTCGGATTTGCTCACGGGCCGGCGTGCGCGCAGGCTCTCCCGGAAAACCCGCATTGCGATGGCCTGGCGGATCAATTCTTCGGTGTCGAAGATCACCCGGACGCGCCCGGTGTTTTCGTCGGTGTCGGCTGGTTCGCTCATGCAATCGAGCGTAGCAGCGGTGGTGTGCAGTGCCAAGGTAGTATCTCCTGTCTGTCTTGCTTCATGGTACGCCCCAAACCCATGAAAAAACAAGGGCATTTGGGGAACCGTTGTACTTTTTTCCAAAATCTGTACGGAGCGGGCTTGACTGGTACCAAGGCACCGCGTAGGATGAGGGTGCAGGACAAACGAACCCAAACGGAGACGACGATGAGCAGTGCGACGCAGACAGTGGTGGCGGAGCAGGTGGAAGTCCCGGGGATCTGCACTCCCGGGCGGACGGTGACGGTGCGGCGGCTGGACCCGGTCGTGTGGCTGGCGGTCCGGCAGCGCCGTCGCTTCGCGGGCCTGACCGCGGCCGGCAACGTCCTCCTGGCCGACAACGCCGGTCAGGTGACCGGCGAGACGACGCCGAAGGAGATGATCCGGGCCTATGCCTGAGCGAGCTGCCACTGTCAGGGGGTGAGGTATGATCGGAGAATTTGTCTTGATCCGCACGCGCTCGGCCGGCGTCCACGTGGGGACGCTCGTCGAGTGCACGGGGACGGCCGTGCTGCTGGCCGACGCCCGTCGGCTTTGGCGCTGGGGCGGCGCCAACACCCTGCACGAGGTCTCTGTCCGGGGGCCAAGTGAGGACTGGACTCGCATTAGCGAGCCAGTGGATCGCATATTGCTCACCGAAGCTATTGAGGTGATTCCGTGCACGCCAGAAGCCGAGGAAAATCTGCGTCGCTCCCGGTGGCCGACATGATCGGGCAAGCCATCACGACGTTTGGCCTGATCGCGTCGGGCCGAACGTCCTGGCTGGTGGCGGCGGACTGGCTGGAAGACCGGGGAGTCCTCGTGGCCCCCGCGGCGTTTCGCGCGGGCATCCACGGCGAGAGTCCGTGGGAGATCGGGGCCTTCGCGTCTGACGGCCAGGGCCAGGGCCAGGGCCAGGGCCAGGGCCAGGGTTGGGGCCGGGGCGAGGGCGACGGCCACGGCCACGGCCACGGCCACGGCAGCGGCAGCGGCAGCGGCCACGGCAGCGGCCACGGCAGCGGCAGCGGCGACGGCCACGGCGACGGCCACGGCCACGGCCACGGCGACGGCCACGGCCACGGCCACGGCGACGGCCACGGCGACGGCTACGGCGACGGCCACGGCGACGGCTACGGCCACGGCTACGGCGACCGCGACGGCCGCGGTGTGGCGGAGTGAGTCCGAGAGGAATGACCTGATGATGTGCGAGACGACCCGTTTGACCCTGGATTTCGAGTCCCTGCCGCACCTGCAACAGTGGGTGGCGGCGGGGGCCGCCCTCGGCTGGCTGCCGCCCGGGGCGCTCCTGTACGAAGGCCCCGGGGGGTTTGTGGTCCGGGCGGACCCGGCGGCCGTTGTCCCAGCCCCGGCCGCCGTGCCCTTCGAAAAGACGCTCGCCCCGACGACCGGCCATGCCCCCACCGACCCCTACCGCTCTAACCTGGAGGAAGGATGAACGAGGTCCCCGACCTGCTCTGTCAGCCCTGGCGGTGTGCCTGCCGCCAGGTCGACGACCGGGAGGAGATCCGTGTCGAGACGGAGGATGGCCAGCCCGTCTGCCTGGTCGGGGTCACCTGCGGTGACCCCCGTGCCGACGCGCTGAACTGGTCCCTGGCCCGCTCCCTGGCCGCCCTGCCGCGGCTGGTGCGGGCCGTCGACAGCCTGTTCGCGACCCTGCGGGGACAGCTGCAGGGCGCCATCGGGCAGATCAACCAGCAGGACGCCCAGCCGACCCTCAGCATCCTCCAGGCGCTGGCGGGCGAGCTGCGCGAACTGACGGCGGCCCAGAAGCAGGCGAAGGGCGGTGCAGGGTGACCCCGAAGCACTTCCCCACGTGCGTGGGGGTGAACCGCGGTGGACCGTGCCCTGGACGCATGGTGCCAGTTCACCCACGCCGGCGTCTTCCCCACGTGCGTGGGGGTGAACCGTGACCCTGGCGCGGGCGGCACCTGCGGGCAGGAACCGCCGCCCGCGCCCTTGCAAGGGGATCGCCCGTGACCAGGAAGGGCAGGCAGCGTGCGCCCGGCTACCTGACCGCCTCCGAGGTCGCGGCCTACCTCGCCCTCGGGGAGTCCACCCTGGAGCGGCTGATCCGCCAGGGCCTGTTCCCCCCGCCGACACGACACGCGGGCGTGGGTGATCGCGTGTGGCCCCGTCGGGTGGTGAGCGCTTACCGGGTGCTGGCTCCCCTCCTGCCGGAGCTCTTCGCGCTCCGGCGTCAACGCAGGGGGAAATCTGGAAAATCTGACCCCCCTGCGTAGCGGCCTCCAGAGGGGGTCAAAGGGTGTCCAGGCCGGGGATAACTGCCTCAAAGTGCTTCAGGCGCGAACGCCGGACCGTGAAGTCGACTTGAGTGTTATGTCGCCCGTGATACTCTGATCCTTCACCCGCGAGGCACCCGCGAGGCACCCTTCCCCAGGGACCAGAAGATGCGATCCTACACAGACATCATCGCGGGACTGTTCCGAGGCGACCTGCCCCTGCTGGCCTCCCTGCGGCATCGGGCCGTCGAGATCCTGGCCGGCTGCGACGACCACGAGGCCGACCCGCTGTGGCTCTGCTGGCAGCTCGGAGCAATCCAGCCTGCACTCCGCCATCAGCTATTCCGGCACCCTGCCTTTGTCGTCGGCCTCGGCCGCTCCCGGGCGGTCCGCCTGGCCGTGGCCGTGTGCCGCAGCCTGGGGCTGCCGGTGCGCCGGGCCGGCAAGCCGGACCTTTTCGCGGACGTGCGCTTTCTCCTGGCCGGCTGTCACAACGTCGCCACTGTCCGCGAGGCTTACGCGCACGCGGTCCAGGCGATCGCCCGGGACCAGAACCGGCGTGAGGAGGCCGAATCATAACGAGCCACGCCCCCGGTACGCCATTACCGCCCTTCTCAAGCGGGGGCCGCTGCTCGTTGCGGCGGCGGGGCTGGAACCGCTCCCGGTACGCTGCCCCCTGTCAGGGATGGATCCCTGTCAGAGATGGATGTGGGGTGGGCGTCCGGGCGTAACCGCTGTGGTCCCGTGGCGGGCGGACAACGGGACAAATTGGTCCGTGGTCCGTGGTCAGTAGTCCGTTGCAAGGAGTCTGCCGGGGCCCTGGCAACGGACTACGGACCACGGACCACGGACCAATACGGACAACGGACCAATACGGACCACGGACCAGGAGGCGTGAGGGTGCCGCGGGGCGACACAGCCTGCCCCGAGGTTCGCACGCCGCGCCGGCCACGGGCACCAGCCGGCGCAGGTGCGCCCGGTCCGCGGCCCCGGCCTGGGCACCGGGGTGCGGCGCAAGCGGGGGCGTTGACTCCCCCCGGCCGGGCACCTTCTTCACAGGACTTCACGGAGGGAATTCACATGCTCGTGCCACACGAGTCCGCAGGCCTGCGCCTGGGATTCCTGCCACACGAGTCCGCAGGCCTGCGCCTGGGATTCCTGGCGGACCGGGAGGTGAAGATCCTCCGGGCCGAGCTGCTGGCGGAGGTGCGGCGGGAGCTGGAGGGGCGGCATGCAGACGGTGACGTTGGCTCTGCTCCCTGACGGCTCGGCCGGCGTGGTCCTGCCGCATGGTCGCAGGGGGGAGCCGGCCATCTACCGGGTGGCCTTCGGGCCGGGCGGGCAGGTGCTGCTGACGTCTCCCGAGGGGGCCGTGTACACGGTCGAACGACGGCGGGGCCTGTGGCAGTGCAGCTGTCCGAGCTGGCGGTACAGCGACCCCGGCTACAAGTCCTGCAAGCATCTGGACGGGGCGGTCCTGTCGCGCTGGCTGGACGCCGTGGCCGGGGCGATCGAATCCTGAAATCCGCAGAGAATCAGATGGGGTATTGCCGTGGACACTCCCGAACGATTGCGGCTTCTGGCCGTTCCGTTTCCGGCCGAGGCGGTCGGCTGGAAGGCGCAGACCGTCAAGGGCGAGCGGGCCCTGGCGGTGGCCTACATCGACGCCCGCGACGTGATGGACCGGCTCGACGCCGCGGTCGGGCCGGCTGGCTGGCAGGACGTGTACGTCTTTCATCCCGACGGCACGGTGCGCTGCCGGCTGTCCCTGCGCCTTGACGGCGAGTGGATCACGAAGGAGGACGTGGGCGGTCCCAGCGAGCAGCCCGATGAGGGGGACAAGGTTAAGGCAGCCGTTTCGGATGCGCTCAAGCGCGCCGCGGTGAAGTGGGGGATTGGTCGCTACCTCTATCGCCTCGAGGCGGTGTGGTGCGATTACGATCCGCAGCGCAAGCAGCTCCGCGGGACGCCGCCGCTGCCGGCCTGGGCGCTACCGGCGGTCACAGCGAAGCCGACCCCGAAGCCGCCGAAGCTGCCGAAGCTGCCCGTGCCCGCCCCGGTCGACGGGGCGGAGCTGGAGGCGCGGCTCAAACGGACGGACGAGATGGCGGCGGCGAAGGGACTCTGTGCCGCGGGCGATCTGCTCGACCATGTCCGCACGCTGGGCGTCAAGGAGGGTGCGCCGCCGGAGCTGGTGCGCTGGGCGGGTTCCCGGCTGGCCTGGGGGATCGCGCAGGCCCAGGCGTTCGTCTCGAAATGCCAGGCCGGCCAGGGCCCCGTCCACGCCAGCGGGGGGCCGGCACCATGACCATCGCCGATACCACCTTTCGGGCCACCTTGCGGGGCTTCCTCGCCCGCCTCGACGAGGCCGACCAGGCGGCGCTGGCGGCGACCTGCGGCAGCCAGGAGGAGCGGGACCTGGCCCGCCAGCGCCTCCTCGGCGAGTTGTGGGCGCTGGGCCACGATTGCGCCGACCTGTTTCTCATGCTGCTCCGTGAGGCCCTGCAGCATCACCCGGAGACGCTACGGGGGCTGCTCTGGGATCTTCTGGCTTCTGAATTCGGCAGAGTGCTGGGCAAAAAACGACCACGAGGTGAGGACCGTCATGGATGAACCGTCGTGGGAACGCAAGTTCTGGGAAGCCTACGATCAGGCCCAGGCCGAAGCCTTCGCACCAAAGGCGACAGGTTCGCCCCCGTTGAATGGGGCGGTCCGTCCGCGCCGCCCCCCCTTCGGGACGTTTCTGGCCCCGATCCCCTCCTCCCAGCTGCGGCACCGGGACGGGGAGACCCGCTGGATCTGGACCGGCTGCCTCGCCCGCGGCACGGTCGCGCTGCTGGCGGCCCTGTGGAAGGCGGGCAAGTCAACGCTCCTGGCTCACCTGCTCTCCCACCTCGATTGCCCGGGGGAGTTCTGCGGCCTCGACGTGCGGGAGGCGAAGGTCCTCTACGTCACCGAGGAGCCGGAGGACCTGTGGGCGGACCGCCGCGACGCCGTGGGCATCGGGGACCACGTCCGGTTCCAGGTGCGGCCCTTCACCGCCCGTCCCACGATGGTTGAGTGGGACGCATTCCTCGCGCACCTGCGCACGGTGCGGGAGCAGTTTGCCTTCGACCTGCTCGTCATGGACACGATTTCGAACCTGTGGCCGGTCCGGGACGAGAACGACAACGCGCAGGTGGGCGGGGCGCTGATGCCCCTGTGGAGGCTGGGGGAGGACCTGGCCACGCTGCTCGTGCATCACCTGCGCAAGGGGGACGGGCAGGAGGCGACCGCCTCGCGGGGGGCGGGGGCGATGAC